CCTGTTGTAACAATTTGAACATCTTTTCTGTTAAAGAAAGGTAAACGTTTAGATACAAACGCAACCATGTCTGCTTTTTTGTTATCATGTGCAATAAGTGCAAATCTCATCAATACCTTGCTTTTAAATCCGGATCGTCTTGGAAACGTTTTAACGCACTATTTAAAATTTGTATATCCGAATTAATTTTCCTAAATTGATTATCCGCTACGTCAAATAGTTTTTTATGACTTAGTCCTTGCGTATTAAAAGTTTTCGCCAAATCTGTTATCCGTTCATTTAATTCAGTGTTACCCGCATACGCATCATCACTCATCTGTTTCCCTAACTTCTCATTATTATCCAGAACCTCAATTAATTGCTCCCTTACACTATCAAATTTTCCTGAAACCTCATCTTGTGTCATTTGGGTGAGCGAATATAGTCGCGATGACTCCTCCAGCAATTCATCATATGACGATTTTACTTTACGTAGTAACAAAACACCATATACTGTTCCTACTGTTAGTATTCCACTAATAAAATATATTAACTCCATTTTCTATTTTTATATACGCCAATATACGAACCCCAATCAAAGGGTCCACGTAGTTTTGTAAAATAAATATAAGTATATTGTATATACGGATGTATAGATGTGGATATGTATAAGAGAAAGAGTCGTTTTTCTCCTTTTATATATTTATAATAAAATAACATTATGGCCGATTATACAGCAGAACAGTTAAGAGAAGGAGTTTTAATAACTGATGAATTAGTAGGTGAAACAAATTTTAATTTATCTTTCCCCTCCTCACTATCAGGGTCAGCTTATTTTACTTTTGAGACAAAAAGAAACGTAACAGGTTCTTATGAGAATGTAACTCCTTTGGCATTTGGAGATAAAGAAGTTGGAGCATCATCATTAATTAATATTAGTCCAAAAGGTGGAGTAAATTATACGGGTTATGTTTGGTCTGCAATAGTTAGAGATGGTGGATCAAGCGTTAATAATGTTATTACATGGACTCCTTCCACTAATGTTGGAGTTGGAACAGCTTACTTAAGAGGTACAGGTGGTATTTCTGTAAATGTAGTATAAAGCTCCCGTGCATCTATTTGGCTACCCGGGATATCCTTCGTATATTTACGTGTTCGAATGTTTCGAGCTATTAAAATTTAAAAATAAAGGTTATATGTCAAATTTAAACGAAGTGTTAGAATTCATTAAAAATTCAGATTTACAAGAATTTAATAAAATAAAAAATGCAGTTTCTATTAGAAAATCAGAACTTGCTTGGGATGCTAAATTATCATTTAGAATAGGTGATATGGTTGGTATTGATCATAAAAAAATATCTCCTAATGAAACATTTAGAGTTATTAAAATTAATAGTAAGAATATTAAAGTTCAAGGTGATAAAGGTTCTTATTCAGTAGCACCTAGTTTATTGGTTAAGAAAACATTCACAACAGAAGTTTACAGTTAATTTAAAAGTAATGCACAGGTAGCTTGGCTCCCCAGGCTACCTTTCGTATATTTAGGTATAAATAAATAATTAAAATTAAATAAAGGTCATATGTTAAATTTAGAAAGTAGTAAGTTTTTAAACAAGAAAGAGTTAAATGAGATCGCTCCAAGTATCTTCACAATGAAACCTTCAAATGAAGTTTCAGAAAAATATACCCACATTCCAACTGAACAAGTTATTGATGATATGGAATTAATGGGTTGGAAACCAGTTGACGCTAAAGAAGTTAAAGCAAGAACTAAAAACACACAGGGTGTTCAAAAACACTTAGTTATATTTAGAAATGATGATGTTGTTATTAATGGTCAAGATGGTGATGTTGTTTATCCTCAAATATTAATTACTAATTCACATGATGGTAAGAATGCTTTCCAATTTACAGCAGGATTATTTAGAATGATTTGTGAAAATGGTTTAGTTATAGCTACAGATGAATTTGAAGATTTAAAAATGCGTCATATGGGTTATACGTTTGAAGATTTGCAAGTATTAATTAAAGGTATGGTTGAGAAATTACCTTTAACAGTAGAAGCAATGAACAAAATGAAAGAAGTTGAATTACAAGAAGAGCAAATGTTTAATCTTGCTAAATCATTTCTAGATATTAGAGTAGAAGGTACTAACAATACTTACGATGATCAAGCAATTGATGATGTTCTAGAAGCACAACGTTCAAAAGATGAAGGTAATATGCTTTGGGAAGTATTTAATAGAGTTCAGGAAAATATTATTGAAGGTAATTTTGAATACAAAACACCATCAGGAAAAGTTCGTCAAGCTAGAATTATTAAGAATTTCAAGCAAGACCAAGATGTGAATAAAAAAATGTTTAATAAAGCATTAGAATTAGTAGCATAATGAAAAAGTTTATTTACATAACCTTAATAAGTTTCTTCTGGGCATGTAGCCCAGAGGAGCTTATTGAAAATTACCCTTGTATAGGTGATTGTGGTACAGCTTTTTACATAGATCCCTTAGTATCACCTGGTGTTTTTCAAGACAGTAATGGATATTGGCATATTGAACATCAAGGTATACAATATTTTACTATAAAAGGTAATACTAGTGAATTACACCCCGATTATGTTGTTAATGGAGTTCCATTAATTGAAACTGTATTTGATTCTGATTATTGGATTTGGATAAATGGAATTAGTTTTACAGTACCTTTATATAGTGTATTAGGGTACTTTACAGGTAGTAATTTTAACAATCCAATTCCCATAGGTGATTTAACTTATACAATAGAAGATATGGCTAATAACCATCCACCACTTAATATAGTAGGTTATTCATATAATCCTAATTCTGATATTCAAAGTTTAGGTACTTATAGTAAGTATAATACCCACCCACAACAACAAATATTTTTTGATAATCAAATGGTAGGTGACACAGCTAAAGTTTTTATTAAAACTATATTTAATAATGATATAGAAGTAGAAAAAGAATTTAAAATAATATTCGAATGAGTCTAGATAAAATAACAGTCCAAGAAGCTAAACAGTTTATTCCACTAAAAGAAAATTATGGGAATACGGATTTAGAACATGCTAGATATTTTACCCTAACACCCAGCGAAAAAGGGGGTGGATGGGAAAATGTAACGTATTATACCGATAAAAAATATGGAATATATGCGGATAAGGGTGATGGGGATCAATGGGTATATGTTTTATCTAACCCAACTCAACCTGGGTTGTTAAAAATAGGTTATACTAAAAAACTCCCAGAAGAAAGAGCTAAACAAATATCTTCAGCAACAGGTGTTGCTTTACCATATAAAGTAGAATGGGCATACCAATGTTTTAATGGTGAAATGGTAGAAAGAGAAGTACACCATAAATTAAAGGCACAACGTGTCAATAGTAGTAAAGAATTTTTCCAAATTAGCTTGGAAGAGGCAAAAGAAACAATTAACTTAATAGGCAATAAATTTAAATAATATGTCAAAACAAGAAGAATTAGACCAACAAAAATCAGAATTAATTAATGATTTAGTAGCTACATCAACTGTAATGGATGAAGTATGGAGATACCACCCAGACAATCCAGAAAAAAAAGATGTTGTTAAAGAATATGAAATATTAAAGCAAATTCAAAAAGATATTGAATCTGAATTAGCGGATCTAGATAAATAATACATATTTATAATTAAACATTATTATGTATATTTATAAAGCAAAATGTGAAAGAGTAGTAGATGGGGATACTATTGATGCTACTATTGATCTTGGTTTTGATACTTGGAAAAAAATTAGAATTAGATTAGTTGGTATTAATGCTGCCGAGTCTCGTACCCGAGATTTAGAAGAAAAGGCAAGAGGTTTAGCTGCTAAACAATATGTTAAAGATATTTTAATTAAACATAATAATGAATTTATATTACACTCTCAAGGTGTAGGTAAGTATGGTAGATGTTTGGGTGATATATTTTTAGGTGATGTTAAGTTAAATGATTTATTAATTACAGAAGGACATGCTGTAGAATATTTTGGAGGTAAAAGATGATAGATAAAGATAAAATATTTCAATTATTTGTAGATGGAAAAGAAATTAGTGATGAGAAAACTAAATCTGAAATAAAAGATTTTATGAATGGTCCTTTTGCTAAGATTGGAATGTTTGTTAAGTTAATTCAAAATCACTATATTTTTCATCAAAAGTTAGAAAAATTTCTTAAAAAAGAACAACCTAATTATAATGTTGAATCTACAAAGGAGGCATCTGAATTTACTGTTTATAATAGAGCTTGGTCTTATATTAAAAATATTAGTTTAGAAGACCATGATGATATTCATGCTATTATAAATTTTGATAATAAAACATTTTATAAGGCATTAGATAGTGCAGTTACATTTTTTGAACAATATGAAGAATACGAAAAATGCGCACATCTTCATAAAATAAAAGAAGTAGTTAAAGAAATTTAAAAAATAATTAGGATATACAAAATATCCCTCGTACATTAGTATTACAGGTTTTGTAAGAAAGGGAATAAGAAGGGATAGGAATAAAGGTAATAAAGGGTTAAGGAATACCCTGTTAATATTATAAATTATGAGAAATAGAAATTTAATTAATAAAAGGTTAGAACAATTAGATCATACATTAATTAACCTCCAGCGTATTGTAAATACAAAAGAACCACTTTCAACTTACAAGGAAGGGATTGAAAAAGCAAAAAATTTAGTAGAAGATCTTAGATCAATGGTAGAAAGAGAACCTAATTCAGATAAAGAACAAAATAGTTCACTAGGATAAAATGAATAGGTTTAACAAACTTATTAATGCCTTTGGTAATTTAGATTTAATATATGAGGGTATTAAAAATAAAGTTTTTGTTAAAGATGATGTAGAACAAATAGCTAAAATTAGATGGGGTATTTGTACAAGTTGTAATTTATTTGATACTAAAGGTACCCATTGTGCAGTCCCAGGTACTCAACCTTGTTGTAAAGATTGTGGGTGTATCCTTACATTAAAAGTTAGATCTTTATCAGCGTATTGTCCTAAAAACAAATGGGCTGCTTTTATGCCCAAAGAAATGGAAGAACAGTTAAAAAATAATATAAAATAAAAGTTATGAAACTAACAGCAGAACAAATTCAATCAAATTGGGAAATATTTTTAGATAATATAAATGTTCACATCTCAGGAAATAGAGGAGAACAATTATCTAGTTTTTATAAACGTTATGAAGAACGTGTTATATTAATGCCCGCAGCTCATAAAAAAGAATACCATGGAGCATTCCCGGGAGGATATGTTGCCCATGTAAATAGAGTAGTTGAAGGATCTCTTAGGTTATATGATATGTGGGAAGAAATGGGATGTGATATGACTACATTTACTAAAGAAGAATTAGTATTTTCTGCTATTAACCATGATTTAGGTAAAATGGGAGATAAAGAACATGAATCTTATATCCCCCAGACGGATCAATGGAGAAAAGATAAATTAGGTGAAGATTATATGTTTAATAAAAAATTAGCGTTTTGTTCTGTCCCAGATCGTGGTTTATTTCTTCTTCAACAACATGACATTTCTTACTCATTTAATGAAATGGTAGCGATCCAAACCCATGATGGGTTATATGATGTTGCTAATGAAAAATATTTAAAAACATTCATGCCAGAACAAAAACCTCGCACGTCTCTACCATATATTTTACATCAAGCTGATTTAATGGCCGCGCGTATTGAATTTGAGCAAGAATGGTTACCAAAGTTTTCTAAAGATAGTGTGGAACAGCCAAAGAAAAATTATACATTATCTGGCAATATAAAATCCTCTAAAACTAAAGCACTAAATAGTGTTGCAAGTACGGGATTAAAAAACATGTTAGATAGTTTATGATATTAGAAATTATTATTATAATATTAGGTTTATTAGTCGTTATCTTTGGATATACGACTTTTAACCTTTTACGTAAAAATGAAAGAGCAGAAGATATAATAGTTTCTCAACAGGAATTTATCAATAAAATAGATAAACAAATTACATTTACAGAAAAAAAATTAAATCAAATAGACGAAAAAGGTTTATTTAAAAGTGATGATGAAATAGGTTGGTTTTTTAATGAAATAAAAAAAATACAAAATAACCTATCTCAATTTAAAAACAATTTATAATGGCTCCCGTAAGGAAAAGAAAAAAAAAGAGTAAAAATTATTTTACTCAAGAGACAGAAGACTATATTGTAAAATATAATAATTTAGATTCTATTGAAGATGAAGAATTAAGAAGCAAAATTTATGAAAAACATATACATTATCCGTTTTTTAAACTTACTCAAAATATAATTCATACATTTAAATTTTACCATACAGAAGTAGAAAATTTAGAACATTTACAACATGAAATAATTACTTTTTTATTATCAAAAATTCATTTATTTGATCCAACTCGGGGGGCAAAGGCATATTCTTATTTTGGTACTATTGTTAAACGTTGGTTAATATTATATAATACTAAAAATTATAAAAAGAAAATACAAAAAGTTGATGTTAGTGTATTAACATCTGAAAATTCTACTCACATTTACAATCAAGGTGATGGGGAAGTAAAAAGTGATTTAGATAAATACGTAGATATTTTTGTAGATTACGTGTCATCAAATATATTTGAATTATTCCCAAAAAAGAATGATGCTCAAATAGCAGATGCAATTTTAGAATTATTTAGAAAAAGAGAATTATTAGAAGTTTTTAACAAAAAAGCACTTTATATTTATATTAGAGAAATGGTTGATGTTAAAACACCCAAAATAACTAAAATAGCTGATAAACTTCATATAATATTCAAATCCCAGTATATATTTTATTTAGAAAACGGTTACGCTAGATTCTAATCTTTTTCTATATCCATATTTATAATAAAATAACATTATGGGATCAC